TTCGGGAAATATTTCAAATATGTCTGGTTTGAAGAGCTCGACGAGTTTGCAGGCGAGGGCGAAATTGAGAACGTGCTGGATTCCGCGATTCGCGGCGGCAAGGCTGCGCTCTGCGTCTGCACCTATAACCCGCCGAAAAGCGCAAATAACTGGGTGAACAAGTGGGCAATAGACCCCGGCAAGAGCGTTTTTGTTCATCACAGCGACTATACGATGGTCCCTGCCGCATGGCTCGGACCGACATTCATCAAGCGCGCGGAGGAGCTGAAAGTGCGCAACCCGCGCGCGTATGAGCATACCTATCTGGGCATTGCAACCGGCGAAGGCGGCGCGGTTTTCAAGGCGCTGCGCATTAAGCCGATTGCCAAGGAGGACAGGCTGCGGTTCGAGCTGAAGCCGAACATCGGCATGGACTTCGGCTATGTTGACCCGAACGCCATCGAAAAGACCTACTACGAGGCGGGCGAGCTGCGGACGCTGTACATCTACGAGGAGGTCTATCAAAACGAGATGACAACCAAGCAGATCGCGGCGGCATGCAGGAAGATTGCGCGCCACGGCGAGCTGATCCGCGCGGATAACGCGGCAAAGCAGGTCATCGTCGATTTGCGGACGGACTACGGCATCAACATTACCGGCGTAACGAAGGGCAAGAACTCGCGGCAGACGGGTTATGACTGGCTGCGCGACCTCGACCAGATCGTCATCGACCCGGTGACATGTCCGAATGCGGCGCGTGAGTTTGCCGCGTATGAATACGCGAGGGACAAGGGCGGCGCGCTGGTTGAGCGCTACCCGGACGGCGACGACCACAGCATCGACGCGGTAGCGTATGGCAACCGCGAGCATATTTACAGGAGCAGGCGCACGAGCAACGTGAGCGGAAAGGGGGCGAGGCGCTGATGCAGCCTTATCAGATTGGAAGCACGGACTGGATCAAGCAGGAGCTTGCCGGACTGCTCGGACAGCAGGTGACGCGGGATATTAACGACATCATCCGGCTTTACAGCCTGTACGACGGCGATGGGCAATATTGGCAGGTCGATACCAATGGGCTGGATTACACGCCAACCGTCAAGGTGACGAACATCATCGCGGAGCTGATCGGTAAGGAAGCGCGCTACATGATGGGCGTGGAGCCGGAGCTGCGCATCGTCCCCAAGGAAAAGGAAAACGCGCAGGCGCAGGCCGATGCGGACGCGCTCGGCAGTTGGCTGACCGGGTTGCTGGAAGAGCAGAAGTGGAGCAAGAAGCTGCTGGACGCGGCGAAGGACTGCTTCATTGGCAAGCGCGTTGCGTTGAAGCTGACGGGCAAGCGCGGCGGCAGGCTGGGGATTCAGTTTCGCCCCAGCCTTGAATTTGTTTACGATACCGATCCGGAGGACGTGGACAGGCTGACGAAGGTCATCTTCTTTTATCATACCAACGAGAGCGAGGACAGGCTCAAGCAGCGAATCTGGCGGCAGAAGTACGAGCTGCGGGACGGGCGCTGCTATCTGACCGAGGGGCTGTATGACGGCACGGGACGGACGATCAGCGAGACCCACAGCGACGAGGACACGGGGCTTGACTTCATTCCGGTCTATGTCGTCATCAACGACGGCCTGACCGGCGACATGACGGGCAAGAGCGACGTGGAGCGCCTCTGGGACAATCAGGACGACTATAACCGGCTGAAAAGCGACGACCGCGACGCGCTGAAATTCAACATGTTTCCACAACGGGTTTTCCGTGATGCGAATCAGGAAACGATGGACAGGGTGAAGATCGCGCCGGGCGCAATCATCGACGCACAGACAGACCCCAGCAGCGACCATCAGGTCGATGCGAAAATCCTTGAAGCGCAGTTTTCTTATAATGAACGCATCGAGAATGCGCTGAACCGGGACAAGAACGACATGTACAGCCTGCTGTCCGTGCCGAACGTATCTCTTGAACAGCTCAAGGGCTTTGCGGCATCCGGCAAGGCAATGAAAGCCTTGTACTGGGAGCTGACGACGAGGTGCGAGGAAAAGTGGAACGAGTGGGACGCGGCGCTTAGGTGGATGGTGCAGGCGCTGGTGAAGATGGCGGGCGCTTATGGAACGGATAGCCTGCCCGCGCTTGACTTTACCGTGAGCATCGACCATCGTTACCCCATCGCAGACGACGAGGACGCGGAACGGACGCTTGACCTGCAGGAGGTCAGCCAGCAGGCGCGCAGCCGGAAGTGCTATATGCGCAAGTGGCATCCCAA